TTAAAATGGAATTCCTAGGTCTATTTTTATTTCAATTAACAATAGTTCTATTAGTTTTAATAGAATGGATTAACTTTTTTGTTGTACTATTTGATAAAAATACATCAATAAAAGGATATTGGAGATCTGCTGCTATAGATATAGATAAATTTGGTAATAGACATTTTAGAGCTTTATTTAATAAAACATTTATAAAATCTAATGGATATAAATTTGGTAATATAGAAGAAACAATTAGTGCAGTTTTAGGTTGGAATATTAAAAATAATACTTTAACTTTAGCGGGAAAAATTTTAGTATTTATATTAACAGAAAAACATTGCTTAAATAGTATAACATGAAAACAATAATTAAATGGTCAAATGCCTTTATAGGTACAATTTTAGGAGCTTCACTTAATGAAGTATTTAACCACACAGGTCCACTAAGTATTTTAGCAATAAGTGGTGTATGTGGATTAGCATTAATAATCTTAAATCAAAAAGAAAGTTAGCATGACAGATCACAATAACCTATTAGCCGAATATCCTGTACTAGGATTTATTACAAGTTTAGCAATTTATGGTTTTAATCATTTAACCATTAATAGCTTTCCAGATTTACCTATAGAAATTATACATTGGTTAGACGGACTTAGTAAGTTAGCAATAACAATTACAGCAGGTCTTACAATTATTAGTTGGTTTAGAAAAAATAGATACAAAAAATGATAACATTAAATATATTTTTAATTTTATTAGCAAGCACATCTGATGCTATAATGGATACTATTAGTAGCCATTTTCCAACAAGTGTTTTTAGTAATTCTTCTGATTGGAAGATTGTTAAAAGTTGGTCTAATGCTAGAAAATTAAAAGTATATAAATGGCTTAATCCTTATTATAGTTGGAGAAATAAATGGAAAAATGGTAACAAAGAAGAAGGTGAAGCTTTTTTAGGTAGTAGTACTTTATTTGTATTTACAACTGATGCTTGGCATCTAATGCAATTTGTGCAATTAAATACTTTGTTTATTTTTGCATTTAACTTTTATTCATTTGATAAACCTTTATATATAAACTTAATTACTTTAGCTTTATATAGAGTACTATATGGATTATGGTTTACTTATTTAAATGATTATAAACTAATTAAAAAGAAACTATGGATCAAGTAACACTTAATAGAATAAATACTTCTCATCCTAAATTAAGGAAAGAATTATTTGAAATTTATAATGAAATATGTTCTGTATTAGGACTTAAATCAGGTTGCAGATTTTCTCATGTACTTAGAACTAAATCTGAACAAGATGAGTTATATGCTCAAGGAAGAACTAAACCAGGTAAAATAGTTACTTGGGCCAAAGGATTAGAATCTTACCATAATTTTGGTTTAGCAGTAGATATTGTTTTACTTGGAGATTTTAATGGTGATGGTATTAAAGAAGTATCTTGGGACACTTTAAAAGATTTTGACGGAGATCATGTTTCTGATTGGCGAGAAATAGTAAATATTTTTATTAAATATGGTTGGACTTGGGGAGGAAATTGGAATAAACCTAAAACTGATAATCCTCATTTTCAAAAAACATTTGGTAAGTCAATTAAAGATTTACAAGAAACCATAAAATATGATAAAACTATAATTGATAATAATTACAAATATCCTATTATATGAAAATAAGAAAAAAAAACTTTAAAACTGTTCAAATTATATTAAGATTAATTAAAGCTTTTTCCGGTGCTATTGGAGCAACTTTTGTAATTACAGATTATAAATGGACAGGTTTAATAATTATAGCTGTGGGAGCTATAGCAAATGAAGGTTTAACAATTATAAAAGAAGAAGATGAAGAAATTAATAATATTATTACTGGTCCTAGTATCATGCAGTCCAATCAAGAAATTGGAGACGGCTGTTAAAAAAGTAGGAGTTAAAGAATCTATAGAACATTTAACTGAAAAGTATCCTGAATATTTTGCTATAAAATACCAGGATATTATTGTATTTCAAACAGATACAGTATTTGTACAACCTAAAGATGGTACTATAGTTAGTACTATTATACATGATACTATCTTTTTTAAAGATGAAAATATAGATATTAAAGTAAATAAAAATACAGGTAAAGGAACTTATAAGTTACCAAAAGATACTATTTATAAACGTGATACTATCAGATTAACTGTAGCTAGTAAATGTCCTGAAGTATTTATACAACAAAATAAGATTAAAGAATTAGAATTAAAACATTTAAAGTACAAAAATAAAATTACTTGGACTATTGTAATATTAAGTTTTTTATTATCTTTGTCAATTGTATATTTTATCTTTAAAATTCTGAAATAATGAACGGAGAAATTACACCATCTTTAAATGAATTAACTTTTGCTTGTATGAATACTATTAGAGCTAAATCTAATAGTAATGATCCTATTAGTACTAGACTAATAGAATTTCATATTAAAAATGCAAGAGCTTTTTTAATTAGACAAGATTCTAATAAAAGCTATGTACCAGATACTAATATTGTACAAAGATTAGTTACTGATGTTATTAAAGTAGACTCTGCAGATAGTTGTGTAATTAACAGTGGTTGTTATACATTTAGAACTAAAGTTAAAATACCTTCTATTATAGAAACTAGTCATAGTCAATTATTAACTAGAATAGGTCCAGTAGATTTAAAGTCTAAACCATTTAGTTTAATCCCTATTGCTAGAGTACCTTTTATTACATTTAATAGATTTAATAGTAATCAAATATTTGCTTATTTAGATAACGGTTATATATTCTTTATTAGTAAAAGTTTAATACTATTAAAAAAAGTAACTGTATCAGCTGTATTTGAAGATCCTGAATTGTTAGCTAATTTTGCTTGTGGTTCAGATAAATGCTATTCTAAAGATAGTGCTTTCCCTATTAAACATAGTATGGTAAATGCTATTAAAGATATAGTAATTAAAAACTACTTAGCAATACCTAGTCAAGCTAATCAAGATTTAAGTAATGATGCTAAACCTAACTTTGAACCTACACAAATAAATGGATAAGAGAGTTCATAAAGTACATACTGATAAAGGAGTTTTTGACGCTTATAAATTCTATAAAGAAAATGTAGCTCAAAAAGGTAGTTATAAATTAACTAGAACTCAATTTAGTCAGGTATTAAAGAAATATTATACCGCTAGATTATTAGCAGTAATTTATGAAAACAGGTCATTAAAGATAGGTAGAGCAGGAGAAATAAAAATCATGAAATATAAGCATGAGCCTAAAATAGATAAAAACGGTAAATTAAAATATACAATTATAGATTGGAAAAAAACTAAAGAATTAGGTAAACAAGTATTAAACTTTAATGAACATTCAGATGGATATTTATTTAAGTTTAAATGGATTAAAAAATTACCTTTTAAAAACAAAGCTTTATACAGATTTAAAGTTAGTAGAGATATAGGAAGAGCTTTACCAAAAGCTTTAAAAGAAAATAAAAATTTAAATTTCGAGGAATATGGTAGGAGATAAATATATAAGCAGTTATCAAATTATAGATAAGTTAATCGCAGATGCTGATTATACTCAAGCTGATTTTAATGAAATTGATTTAATTACCTGGATAGGAGATTGTTTAGACTTTATTAAAGCTCCTAATCAATTAAAACCTCTTATTACAATAATCAATGTAAAAAATAACAAAGGTGCTTTACCTTGTAATTACTATGAAAGAATTCAATTAGCTGGTTTAACTTCTGCCGGAATACAGTTTCCAATGAGGGAAACTACAGGAACCTTTCATCCTTTATTTACAGCTCCAACATCTGCTGGTCAAACACAGGTATTAGATATGCCTATTTACACAGATGCTAATGGTAATCCAGCTTTTAACTTTAATAATGCAAGTAATGTATCTTTTAACTTTGCTAATATAGCTGGTAATACATCTTTATCAACTAATGATGCTTTAGGTACTTACAAAGTAAATGATAATTATATATTTACTAATTTTGATACTGGAAGATTATTATTAGCTTATTATGCTTTCCCTTGTGATGATCAAGGTTATCCTTTAATACCAGATGAAGTAAGTTACAGAGAAGCTGTATATTCTCATCTAAGATGGAAACTAGATTATAAACTTTGGAGAAAAGGTAAAATAGCTGATAAAGTATATCAAGATTCAGCTAGAGAAAGAGATTGGTATATAGCTCAAGCTCAAGGTAAATCAGTTAATGATCACAATATAGATACTTTAGAATCATGGAAAAATCAAACTTTACAATGGATTCCTAGAGTTAATGCACATGATAACTTCTTTAATTCATTAGGCCAAGCAGCTCAAATGACTTTTGGAAATAGAAATATTATTAATGGTAATTCAACCACAGTAAGATAATGGCTCAAACTAAAAATACTTTTACTAAGTTAAATCAAGATTTAGCTAAAAATAAAATATCACAAGAATTATATTTTGATGCTTTAAATGTAAGGTTAATTACAGATGAAGGTTCTTCTTCTGGAGCAATAGAAAATACTAAGGGTACTAAAATTGCTTTTAAGTTACCTGATTTAACATCAGCTACTTATGAATTTCAAAGTCAATATGGCAGTATAACTGTACCTGCATTGACTAATTTAACTATTATAGGTTGGTGTAATGTAAACAATAAAATTGTTTTATTTACTAAAAGTTATGCAGATATTAAAACTGTATATAATCAAATCTGGATGTTTGAGTTTAATGAAACTACAGATGAGATTGTAGGTTTAAATAATGGTTATTTAGTTCAATCTACACATTTAAGATACAATAGAAAGTTAGGTATTACTAATAAAGTTAAATGCTTTGGTATTCAAGAGTCTACTAAATTTTTAAGAGTTTATTGGACTGATACTGTAAATAGTTTAATGTCAATTAATTTAGCTAATCCTAATTCATTAAATATACCACAAAGAACTTTACCTATTAACAGCAATGTTGATATGACTATACCTACAGTAGAAGAATTAGGTTTAGGTAATTTACCTAATGGTTGTATTCAATATTTTTATAGGTTAATACATAAAGATGGAGCTATAACTAATTTTAGTCCTTTATCTAATTTATTTCAATTAAATAATGGTAATGAAGAAGGTGAGTGGAAGGATTATCCAGCTATTGTTCTTGATAGATATAATGATAAATCAGAAGCTGAAAATCAAGAAAGATTAGATGCAACTTCTGAAAATGGTTGTATGATTAAATTTGATAATGTAGATAAAGATTATGACTATATTCAAATAGGTTATGTACATTGGAAATTTAAAGATTCTCCTACTTTCTATTTATTAGATATGGAACCTTTACAAGTAGATAATACTACAAAAGATAAATCATTTACTTATTATCATGATGGTTCTGAAACTAAATCTTCTATTACACAAGAAGAATTTAATAAACTAGTTACTGTATGGGATAATTGTTATACTTTAGAAACTAAAGATAATATACTTTATGTAGCTAATACTAAAGGTTCTCAATTTGATATTGATAGATTAGCAGATGAATTAAGACAACAAAGGTGGGATGCTAGAGCTTATAGATTTGATAACAATAAAATTTGTCGTATTTATAAAGCTAATGGTGATTTAGAAGCTCAATTTAGTTATCCACAATTTCCAGATCCTACAACTGAATATAGTTATGATGCTATTAATCCTGATACTTCTGAACATGAAGATAATCCTATAAATTATGATAACAGTTATAAATATAACCCATCATTTTCAAGTTCAGCAGGATACAGATATGGAGGAGTAGGTCCAAATGTAAATTATATATTTACTAATAATTCAATGGTAGTAGATACTGATGTACCTATTACTACACCTTCTTTTTATGCTACTATTGAAAATGTAGGAAATTATACTAATGGTATATTCATGAGCAACAAAGAAACAGTGCCATTAGGATTACCATTAACTAAATTACCTAGAGCTACAGCAAGTAATATACCTATTCCTGTAGGAGCTATTGGTTCTACAACAGACAGACAAGATAAATCTTGGTCTGATTTTAAGAATCCTTATTTAGCTAGTAAAATAGCTACTCATCAACATGGAGAAACTTATAGATATTGGATTACATTTTACAATAAAAAAAATCAACCATCATTTGCTAAATGGATAGCTGATATTAAAACACCAGAATTTAATGATTCTGATATAGCAGCTACTTACAAGTTAAGTGATTTTTATGGTAATACAATGACTGTTGATACTATGGGTATAGAATTTAAAATATCTATACCAACTTGGTTAGCGCAGAACATTAGTGGATTTTCTATAGGTAGAACTGAAAGACAAGAAGAAGATAAAACTAGATTAGGTACTGGTATTACCGGTAGATTTTATAAACAAGAAACTGAGCAATTAACTTTTGAAGGTTTTAAAAATGCTTTAATGGGATTAGCTTTTGAGTTTCTAATTAATTCAACTAATAATGCTTCAGGTTTATTAGGATTAGGTGCAGGTATTAGTGAGGTTGTAAATGATTTTATAGATAAAACTTTTAAAAACTTTAGAAAATCCGTAGAAAGAAAACTTACTGAAAATTTAACTGAAGAAAATTTACGACAAATAATTAAAGGTATTTTTGATCATGCTACTAGTATTGGAGGAGGAGGACTTACAAGTTTACCTACTTTTAAAATCTTTGGCCCTTTAATAGAACCATTAGTTGAAAACCTAGTAGTTAACATGTTAGAGATTGTTAAATATAAAATAGGTTGGATTGATGAAAAAATGTATTCTTTAGGCACTAGTTGGGGAGATTATAATTATCATGATAAAGCAATTTATTCTATATTTCCAGCTCAACAATTTGATAGATATAATTATAAAACAGGTGATTATATTACAATTGTTCAAAAATTTAATTTACTTTATGATTATACTAATAATTTCTTTTTACAAGATAAGTTAGTAGATTGTATTCATGAATATACTAATACTGGTTTATTAAATAGAACTAATAGTTCTTCTATTTTAAGAAAATGGTATAGAGGAAATATATTAAGACCTAGTACTGGAGGATTAAAAGTTAAATATGCTATTGATAAAGAATTAAGTTTTGACGAAGGAGAAATTCTTAAATCTAATTTTGTAGATAATACTACTGGAACTTTTACTAACTCTTATGTGGGTTATATGGAGAGGTATGATTATGTTAATAGATATTTAGGAGAAGGAGCTATTCCTGATACTGTTACTGGAGAAGCTAGAAAACTTGCTTTAAATGCTATTAAACCTTTATCTCAAAAAAAGAAAGTATTAGGTTTAGGAGATCGTAAACATATATTAGTATTAGATAGTGCTTTTATAGCTCCTAATTTTGATGCAGTTATGATAGATGGTCAAAATTCATTAGGTAAGTCTAATCAAGATAATTCTTTTAATGTTAACAAAGCTTTAATTTGTACTACATTAGGACAACTTGCATTAAATGGTACAGAAGAATTTTACAGAAGTAGTGCTGTATTTACAGCTCATTCAGATCCAGAAGATGATAGTAATAGACTTTATTATGAAGGTAATAATATTAGTAAACCTAGATTAATAGATACTGATGGTGATTGTATTATATCTTATAATAGAGTAGTAAATAAACAGTATGGAGGAAGTTCTATTGCTGAAAGAAATAATAATACTGTAATAGAATTATCATTTGTTAAAACTACTGATACAGCTAATGTTTATACAACTAATCCTATAGGAGATAGTTATGTAGGTTTATATGCAGCTGTTAATTATAATTATTACTTTGAACAGTTTGGTCCTTATGAACCAGCTAATAGAACTAAGAAAGCTATGATTGAAATCTTTCCTACAGAGCAATCATTTAACTTTAACCTTAGAGAAGGTAGGCATGTATTTAATAGTTTATCTACAGCTGATTTAGATACTACAGAACAAAAAACTAAACGCTTAGTTAGAAGAGCTAAAAGAAAGGCTAGAAGATTTGGTATAGATGAACAATCTTTAACTAATCTTGTATTACCTAAAAGATTTATATTTGATGAGTTTAAATTTGATGATGTATATACTCAAGAAAAAAATGCTAAAATCTTAGTACCTAAACCTATTATAAATACATTTGTTGATACTAATACCAATAGGATATGGAAATCTAAACCTAAACAGAATGGAGAATTAATAGATTCATTTAGAGAGTTTAAAGCTTTAGATTATTTAGATGTTGAAGCTAACAGAGGTCCAATTAGAGATTTAGTAAATTTTAAAGGACAGTTAATATTCTTACAAGATAATGGTATAGGTATTGCTACTACAAATGAAAAAGCTTCTGCTGCAACATCTACTGGTACATTTGCATTAATTAGTTCTACACCTTTATCTAGGTATGATTATTTATCTAAAGAGTCTGGAACTAATCAAAGATTTAGTACTGTTATTACAGATAGCTTCTTTAGTTATTTTGATACTAATAAAAAGAAATTAATAAAATTTGGTGAAGGTTTAGAACCTTTATCAGATGTTGAAGGATTATCAGGTTATTTTAGAACTCGTATTAATTCAGAGTATTTTACACAAGATGATATTATTGTAGGAGGATATTTCCCTGAATACAATACATTGTTTTATACCTTTAATAATATTGAATCTCCATTTACTATATCTTATAACTTATTACAACAAGGATTTGAAAGCTTTCATAGTATTCAACCAGAGTTATATTTAAAGTTAAATAATAGATTATTAATTGCTAATGAAGGTCAAGGTTATCAAGTGTTTAAAGGAGAAAGAGGATTTTTTTATGATATATATCAACCTAGTTATATAACTGTTGTAACTAATGAAAATCCAAATAAATTTAAAATATTTGATAATATCTCTTTTTTTAGCGAAGTTTACGACTCAAATAATGTAAACTTGACTAATCAATCTATAAATAAAATACAATGTTCAAATGATTATCAAGATACTGGTGAAGTATCTTTGACTGTAAGTAATTACTCTTTATATACTGATCCTACAAATAAGATTAAAAGGTTTGATAGAGAATGGAAATTAGATGTTCCTAGAGATATTAATACTCCAGCTTATACTTCTATTCAAGCTAGAATGAAAGATTATTATTTAAAGACTAAATTAATCTTTAATAATAATAATAATAAGAAGTTTATACTTCAAGATATATTAACAACTTATAGAATTAACTAATATGCCTGAAAATAATAAAAATAAATCTAAAGCTAAAGTTGAAAAAGTAGAACCTTATCAACCTAAATCACAAGAAGATTTTGATTATAGGAATAACATGTATAATGATAGTTTAAATTTACATTTAGGTACATTAATGCAAGATAAATTAATGGGTCCAAAATCTTCTCCAAAACTTAAAGATAAAACTACATGGACTACCAAAGATTTAAAACAAGGTAGAAAAAAAGGACCTATTAGAATGTCTGACGGTACAGTTATATTAGATTATAATGGTAAACCTATGATTTCATCAAAAGATTTTCAAAATGAATATGATCAATTTCATAATGATCAAGGACAAAAAGAATATGGTCCTTGGGCTAGAAAAGAAGATGAAAAATTAATTAAATATTATAAATCTTTAGGATTTACAGATAAAGATATTATGTATCATTCTTCTCCAGATCTTGTAAATGATAAAATTAAGCCTATTTATACATATGATGATGGTACAGCTTTTAGTCCTTATTATAAAAAACCAGTACAACAAATATTACCATACACAGATTCTACTGATAATAAAATGCTTAATGATTTTAATAAAGATACAAGTGTTGTTATACAAAAAACTAATCCTGTAAATACAGTAAAAGATTCTACTAATTTTGAAAAAACAAAACCTGTAGAAAGTCCAAATATACAAAAATATTCATCAGCTAAACAATTACAATTACAAGGTAAACCTAGTGGTTATGTAAATGAAGGTAATAAAAAAGGTAGAGTAGAAGTTAAAGCTAATGGAGGTTGGTTAGATAATTTACCTAATACAAATACTAAAAAATATGGTAATGGTGGACTACTTAAAAGAGCTGATGGTTCTTATTCTAGACCAGGACTTTGGGATAATATCAGAGCTAATAAAGGTTCAGGTAAAGCTCCTACTAAACAAATGCTAGAACAAGAAAAAAAGATTAAAAATAAATATGAAGAAGGTGGTTGGGTAGATGGTTTAGATAATAAAGTTAAGTTTAAAAACGGAGGTACTACAAATACTTCTAAATTAAATTTACCTGTTATACCTAAATCACAACAAGAAGCTGAATCTTTATTAGATAATAAAGAATATCAAAAACAACAATGGAGAAACAATTTACCTGCACCTATTACTAAAGAACAATGGAATAAACGAAAACTTGCTTCAGGTAAAGTAGAAGAAAGTACTAGTCCTTTAGATTTTATTCCTGCTTTAGATGTTGCTGGATTAACTTTTAAAGGAGCTGGAATGTTAACTAAAGGAGCATTAAAAACATTAAAAAATTTAAAACAAGAAACTTTATATAAAGGAATTAATCCTGTTGGTTATGGAGCTAAAGAAAAAATAAAAGATTTTATACCAAATACAATAAAATATACATTAAAACCTGATGAAAAAATAACCGATATAGGATTAAAACTTTCTTCAAGTTCTTTAAATACAGCTAAGGATTTAAAAAAAGCTAAAATAAAATTTAATAATAGTAAAAAATTAACAGAAGAAGAATTTAAAGCACTGCCTATGGAAGAGGCATTTGAATTATATTCTCCAAAACAAGTTAAAGAAATTATTAGTAAGGGTGAAAATAGAAGTGATGCTTTTAGAATAGGTTTAGGATTAGAACAAAAAAATAATACATTTAATAAAATAAGTGATGATTTATACAGAATAAATCCTGAAAAATTTAATCCTTCAAAAGGACACTTAGTAAGTCTAGATAATGATATTAATACTTTTTTACAAAAAGAATCTGTATATTCAGGTGAACATCCTGGAGTAAAATTAATGGAAAAATATAATAAAGTAACTTCACCAACTATTAAAACTCCTTATGGAGAATATAGTATAAATGATATTACTAATTATTTAAAAAAACCTGGAGATAAAGTTAAACCTTGGCAACAAAGTAGAATAGTAGAAAAATCAAAAAATCCTAAATTTGAAAATAGTATATATGATGCTGATCAAAATGGTATTATGGGAAGTTTTAGATGGGATGTTAAAAAAACTCCAGAAGGACATTTACATTATCAATCTAATGATAGATGGGACATTAATCCTTGGGAAAATAGAGGAAAAATTAATGTAAAAAATGATGAACTAGATGATGCTTTAAGAACTAAACATTTTAAAAGTCCTTTACAAAATGTAGAAATGTTAAAATTAATGGGCGGAAAACCTTTTAATATTCAAAATAATTTTATTGTTAATCCTTCAGATTATTCTGTAGTAAAAAAATATAATAAAGGTGGTTGGTTAGATAAAAAAAATAACTGGTTAGATAATTTATGAAAGGTATAATATATAAAATAACAAGTATTGTTAATAATTATTTTTACATAGGAAGTACTAGTAATTTTAATAAAAGAAAAAATAATCATTTGTGGTATTTAAAAAAGAATAAACATTGTAATAAACATATGCAAAATATATTTAATAAATATGCTATAACAAATTTAAAATTTGAGATATTAGAAGAATGTTCTTTAGAAGATAGATATATAATTGAACAAAAATATATTGATGATTTAAAACCTATATTTAATATTAGAAAAACAGTTACTTGTATTGATCCTAAATGCTACACAATAGATGCTTTAGAAAGAATGTCTAATTTTCAAAAGTACTTTAAAAATAAACCTGAAAATAAGGAAAAAGCTTCTAATATTCTTAAAGAAAGATGGGAAAACAATAAAGAGTACTTTGAAAAAATGAGAACTTTAAATTCTGAAAACAATCATCCTCAAAGAAAAATAAACACAGAGATAGCAAAACAAATATTAAATGATATAATGTCTTGTAGCTACAAAAGAAAAGAAATTTGTAAAAAATACAATATCTCAATACATATTTATAAAGATATACAAAGAGGTAAAACCTGGAAAAGTATCCAATTAAAATAAATAATAATATGACAAAGCAAGAAATACTTAAAAAACATAAAATGACAGAACAAGAGTTCTATCAAAAATACCCTACTCAAGAACATTATACTAAAGAATTTGGTAATGGAGGTATGATAAACTCAAGTTATTCTGAAGGTGGTACTATTAATATTAAACCAGAGAATAGAGGCAAGTTTACAGCTTATAAAGAAAGAACAGGTAAAACTACAGAAGAAGCTTTGCATAGTCCTAATGCTCATGTAAGACAAAT